CTAAATGCTGATGTTGAATTGCAGGCAATGGGAATTGATCCAAACAAACTGCAACTAAATGAGGCGCGTCAATATGTAGCGCTGGAGTTATGTCGTGCAATCGGTTTGCCTGCATACTTTGCAAGCGCTGAAACAACATCGATGACATACTCAAACGCGACCGCTGAACGTCGCTCACTTATTGATTTTGGTGGACGCAATTTGCTCGTCGCTATTGAGCAGCGTTTATCAATGCCGGATTTTGTCGGTCAAGGCAATGAAATCCGTTACTCGCTAGACGAATACCTGCGCGGTAATCCTTTGGAGCGCGCTCAGGTTTACGAAATCCTGAATCGTATTGGCGCGATGAGCGTTCAAGAGATTCGCGAAGAAGAGGATCTAATCGACACATGAAAATAACAATGCCGGTATCAATTACTGCGTCAGATGCAGAATCACGCATCATTGCAGGACGAATTGTGCAATGGGACGCAGAAGGTAATACCTCAGCGGGTCGCACTAAGTTTCTACCTAACTCAATTCAGTTTGGTAAGAACACAAAATTAGTTTTAGAACACAACCAAACAAAGCCTCTTGGCAAACTTGTTGAATGGTCTCAGGACGATACAGGCATTACTGCATCATTCAAGATCGCTAAAACAAATGCCGGAAATGACGCATTAGAGGAGGCTGCAACTGGTTTGCGCTCTGACTTTAGCGTTGGCGTTGAAGTAGATGCATGGGATAACAAGGATGGCGTTATGGCTATCTCATCATCGAAGTTAATCGAAGTTTCACTCGTAACTGATGGAGCAATCCCAGGAGCCGAAGTGGAAAAGGTAGCAGCTACTGAAACACCTGGTACTGCTGCAACCGAATCAACCCCGGAACCTCAAATCGAGGAACCTAAGACCGAAGGAGATGACCTAGTGTCAGAAACCGTTTCAGAGGCAGTATCAACCGAAGCGGTTGAAGCTGCTAAGGCAGAAGTCAAGGCGACTTCATATCCACTCAACTCACAAAAGGTTCGCAACCCAATCGTAGACAAGGCTTCATACTTGGAGCATTCAGTTCGCGCATCAATGGGTAACGAGGACTCAAAGTTGTACGTTGCAGCAGCAGCGGACACAACAGACAACGCTGGTCTAGTACCAACTCGTCAATTAACAGAAGTTATCAACGGAATCTCAAACGCAGATCGTCCAGCGATTGACTCAATCTCACGCGGTGCTCTGCCAGATGCTGGTATGACATTCGAGATCCCAAAGATCACAGTAGCTCCAACTGTTGCAGCTGCTTCAGAAGGTGGAACACCATCAGAGACAGACCAGAACTCAGAGTTCGTCTCAGTTTCAGTATCTAAGTACATTGGACAGCAGACATTCTCTCTAGAGCTACTTGATCGTTCATCACCAGCATTCTTTGCTGAACTAGTTCGTCAGATGGAGTTTGCTTACGCAAAGGCAACAGATGCAGCAGTAGTTGCAGCACTTATCGCAGGTGGAACAGATGGTGGAAACCGTACAGTTTCAGCAGCTAACGTTGCAGACTTCGTATCAGATGCAGCAGTTTCTATCTACAAGGGAACACTTGGATTTGCACAGAACATCATCGTATCTCCAGAACAATGGGGCGCATTGATGGGACTCGTCGATGGTTCAAACCGTCCAATTTTCACACAAACAATCAACCCACAGAACGCAGGCGGAGATCTAACTGCTACTGGCGTTCGTGGAAACGTACTAGGTCTTAACCTACGCGTTGACCGTAACCTAACAACAGGTTCAGGCGTTGGCGATAACACAATGATCATCGTTAACCCAGATGCTTATACATGGTACGAGTCAAGCCGTCTACAACTCCAGACAAACCTAATCTCAACAGGTCAGGTACAGGTTGGATACTACGGTTACGGCGCAGTCGCAACTAAGTTGGGCGCAGGCGCATACCGCTGGATGGTTGCATAACCACTAGCACAATTAATCATGGGGGGGCGGTTGCTCCCGATCGCTCCCCCAGCAGTTTAGAGAGGATGAAATGCCAAGTATTATCACAGCATCAGAGTTGAGAAGTGTGCTTGGTGTTTCGTCTGCTCTTTACTCAGATGCGTATCTAAACGATATTATCGATACATCCGAGGCAGTTATCTTGCCTTTGCTTACTACTTTTTCATCACCAGTTGCCAAGGTTTCGCTGACAGATAATGTCGCAACCTTTACGACAGTAGGAATCCATGAGTTTACCGAAGGACAATCAGTTGTCATCGCAGGATGCGGATCTCCATTCAACGGCACAGTTACAGTTAATGCTGATCCAGATGCATACACATTTACAGCAAACATCACTAACGCCGATGTCACCGAGCGCAATGTCATTCCTAGCGGATCCGCAACTCTGTCAGGCGCTGCTACATATGTCGGCGTTGCTGCGGTCGAATCCGCGATCATCGTAGTTTCAGTTGAAGTATTTCAATCTCGTACTGCTCCAGGCGGACAGATTGAAGGCGTAGATTTTGCTCCGTCTCCTTACCGTATGGGACGCAGCTTGTTTAATCGTGTCGTAGGTTTACTCGGACCGTACATCGATGTTGAGACGATGGCTCAATAATGCCAAGCACAATCCTCTCATCAGTTCGCACTCCTCTTGCCACCGCACTATCTGGAGTATCTGCAAACGTATTTAGTTACGTCCCAGAGCAGATCCCGGCTCCTGCGGTTGTAGTCGTACCGGATTCTCCATACATGGAGTTTGAGACTATTGGCAAGAGCACCTTTCGATGCAAGTTGAATTACACCATTACTTGTTGCGTTGCCTATAACAGCAATCCGGCAAGTCTTGATAACATTGAACAATTAATCACAAGCGTTGTGGCGGTTATACCGGCTGGATATGATCTCCAGGTAGTTGATCGACCAACAGTTACACAAGTAGGCGCTAGTAACTTGCTAGTCGCGGACATACGCGTATCCACCTGGTATACGCAGACTTCATAAGGAGAAAACCCAATGCCAACAACAGTCATTACGGGTCGCGACCTAATTCTGACAATCGCATCGACTAACTACGATGCTCAGACAACTAGCGTCACGCTCGTCAATAGCCCGACGATCGATGTCTATCAGACACTCGACGGCAAGGCTTACAAGCACACAGACGACCAATGGACTCTTAACGTAGAGTTACTTGCCGACTGGGGTGCTTCATCATCACTATTCGAAGCAATGTGGACTGCAGCTGATGCAAACCCAAACACAACTCTTGCGGTATCACTAACAGCCGTAACAGGCGCAGTATTTACTTGCAACGTATTGCCAGTTTACCCAACAGTAGGCGGAGGCGCTCCAGGCGCTCAGACTGATACTTGGGCTCTGACAGTCGTTGGAACACCAGCAGACACATTCAGTTAATATCTAACAACGGGAGCATAGATGAAACTACCAATCACAATTACATACAACGCAGGCGACTCAGCAACTTATGTTGCTCAGCCTCCTGAGTGGGCAAAGTGGGAGAAGGCAACTGGTAACACAATTTCTCAGGCTAATGACAAGATTGGCATTTGGGATCTTATGTTTCTGGCTTATAACGCTTATAAGCGAGAGAACGCTGGAAAGCCTGTTAAGTCTTACGATGTTTGGTCAGAGACCGTTGCTGATGTAACAGTCGGAGACGATAGCCCAAAAGCCACCAACCAGGAAGCATAAGGCGGATCCTCGTCAATCTAGCAATAGAGACGGGGATACCGATGCAATACTGGGAGGATGCAGACGACATATTAACCGCGATAGATATTTTGAAGGAGCGATCGGATGGCAGATGAAGTCAAGATCGCTTATGACAAATCAGATCTACGCGGTATTACCAGGGCTTTCAAGGCTATGGACGAGCAAGCCGTTGAAGCTGCTAAAAAGGAAAGTTCTGCTCTTGCTGAGTTCGCTGCTGACCGCATTAAGCAAACGGCAGCGACTCGTTTGGTTTCAGGGACTGCTGCTCGCCGTATTGCTGACGGAGTTAAAGTAAGCAAGACATCAAAGATTGGTGAGTTCAGTTATGGATTCGCTCGTCAGAAGTTCAGCGGTGGCGGTTCAACTCTTGATCTACTTTATGGTATGGAGTTTGGATCTAATCGTTTTAAGCAGTTCCCAAAGCGTACGCCAAACAAAGGCAGAGGCAACAGTGGGTATTTCATTTACCCAACATTGCGTCAGATTCAGCCGGAGTTGGTTCGCAAGTGGGAGGAAGCATTTAGCAACATTTTGAAGGAGTGGGATTAATGGCAGGCAATAGAACCCTTAAACTCTCCATCCTTGCTGATGTTGATGATCTTAATAAAAAGTTAAAAGCAGCTAATGGCGATGTCGAGGAATCGGCTGGCAAGTTAGAAAAGTTTGGCAAGGTCGCAGGTGCAGCTTTTGCTGCTGCTGCAACCGCAGCCGCTGCTTATGCAGTAAAGATCGGCGTCGATGGTGTTAAAGCTGCATTAGCCGATGAACAAAGCCAAGTTAAATTAGCCTCAGCATTAGAGAACGCAACAGGCGCAACCAAGGCGCAAATTGCAGCTACTGAGGACTCGATCGACAAAATGGCTCGCGCTACCGGTGTAGCGGATGACCAACTTCGTCCAGCGCTATCACGTCTTGCACTTTCAACAGGTAACGTTTCAAAGGCTCAGGAATTACTAAGCCTTGCACTTGATATTTCAACTCAGACAGGCAAGCCACTCGAAGGCGTTGCTAATGCTTTAGGCAAGGCTTATGACGGTAATACCGCAGCTCTTGGCAAGTTAGGTGTTGGCTTATCGTCTGCCGAATTAAAGGCAATGTCATTTACTGACGTTCAGCAAAAATTAACTGACCTATTTGGTGGCGCAGCTCAAAAGAACGCTGCAACATTCCAAGGACGTATGGATCGTCTCAAAGTGGCATTTGACGAAGGCGTAGAGGCTATTGGCTATCGCCTGTTGCCAATCATCGAAGCACTTATCAAAATCATTATTGAAAAGGTTGTACCAGGCTTTGAAAAGTTTGCAAAACTCTTTGATCCAATCAAGGATGCTATTGACCGCAATAAAGAATCATTTCAGGCATTAGGTTCATTTATCGTTGATTACTTGGTGCCAGTATTCACCGTTGCTCTTGGTGGCGCAATTAACTTTGTCGCTAGGGTTGCAGGCGGTGTCGTCGATATTATTGGCGGTATTATCAATGTGATTCGTAACCTTGTATCTGGCGCAATCGATGGCATCAACGCCATCATCAGGGCTTATAACTCAATTCCTATATTGGGCAATATCCCAACTGTATCTAAACCATCATTTACAACACCAACAGTTTCAGCGCCAAAAGTCTCAGCGCCTACATACACAGCGCCAACAATTTCAGCGCCTACCGGTGGAGGCACAACTGGCACAACGACATCAACCAGTTCAGTAGCCAAAGCTGCATCAAGTGCAGCAGCGGCATCAACGGCAATCGGTTCATTCAATCCTGGATCTTTCCGCATGGCAGAGAACGCATCCATGGCACCTGTTTACAACATCAATGTAACTGGAGCCTTGGACAAGGAAGGCGTTGCCCGTCAGATCGTTGAAATCATCAATGATTCAACGGCTCGCGGTGGTGGCGGTGGAGTCGGAGCGTTCCAAGTAGCATGAGCCAATACACTCCTGAATGGCAAGTAACCATAAATGGCGGTGGTGATTACACCAACCTAACGCTAAGCAATTTGACAATTACCTCTGGTCGTCAAGATATCTATTCTCAGGCTTATGCTGGTTATTGCTCAGTTGAGATTATCAATCTGGATCTTTCGCCTATTGTCATCGACGTTAATGACCAGATCATTATCAAGGTTAAAGACTCAACGGGAACCTTTATCAACTTGTTTGGTGGCTATGTCACAGACATCGATGTAGAGGTCACTCAAGCCTCATCTACGGCTATTTCAGAGCGTATCAAGGTAGTTGCCTTGGGTGCCTTGTCTAAACTGCCTAAAACCCTCACAACGGGCGTTTTAAGCAAGGATTTTGACGGCAACCAGATTTACCATGTTTTGAGCCAGGCTTTGTTTAATACTTGGAACGAGATCCCAGCAGCTACGACTTGGGCTACTTACGATGCAACAACGACCTGGGCAAATGCTGAGAACTCTGGACTTGGAGATATCGATCAACCAGGTGATTATGAGTTAGCAGCTCGTTCATCAAACACAACTGATATTTACTCATTGGCTTCAAGCCTTGCGACAAGTGGACTCGGCTACCTATACGAGGACTCGCAGGGCAGAATCGGTTATGCCGATAGTACTAGACGTAGCCAGTATTTAACGGCAAACGGCTATGTGGATTTAACTGGTCATCATGCTTTGGCAAGAGGCATTAGAACAACAAAGCGCGCTGGAGATGTCCGTAACAATGTGACTATCACTTATAAGTCAAATGCTCAGCAAAGCGCATCAGATCCTGAGTCTATTGCCATTTATGGGCAACAGGCTTATGAGATTACAACATCATTAGAAAATGCAGCTGATGCTTTGTCCCAGGCTAATTTTTACTTAGATTTAAGAGCCTTCCCACAGGCTCAATTTAAAAGCATTACGTTTCCAATTTCGAACCCTGAGATTGATAATACTGATCGAGATGCGTTATTGAACGTATTTATGGGTATGCCAGTCAATATTACAGATTTGCCTTCAAACATCGAATCTGGTTCTTTCCAGGGTTTTGTCGAGGGTTGGACTTTCAGCGCTGGATATAACTCTCTTTATTTGACTTTGACCGTTTCACCTACTGCCTACAGCCTCCAAGCCATTCGTTGGAATGGAGTGCCAGCAGCAGAGACGTGGAACACAATTAACGCAGGACTCGAATGGATTGACGCTACAATAGTAGCCTGATAAAAGGAGAAACATGGCAACAACAACTAACTTCGGCTGGGAAACCCCTGACGATACAGATTTGGTCAAGGATGGCGCAGCTGCAATGCGAACCTTGGGTAACTCCATCGATACTTCTTTTGTTGATCTAAAAGGTGGAACAACTGGGCAAGTGCTATCAAAGGCATCTGGAACAGATTTAGATTTCAGTTGGATCGAACAAGATGACACAACTTTGTCATTCAATGCTCAAACAGGAACTACATACACTTTAGTAGCTGCTGATCTTGGCAAATTAGTTACGGCATCAAATGCATCTGCTATTACAGTAACTGTTCCACCATCAGTGTTTAGTGCTGGAAATATTATCAATGTTCAAGCAATCGGAGCAGGTCAGGTTACTTTTGCTCAAGGTTCCGGCGTTACGATTACTTCAACTGGTGCAACAGCATCAGCGCCTAAGTTGCGCGCACAATATTCTGCTTGCACAATCATTTGCACAGCAAGCAACACATTCACGATTGTAGGCGATTTGGCGTGATTATTCCCGGCATTATTGCTTCATCGATGAAGGGCGTCACCGTTACAGGTGGAACTCTTTACAGTTCTGGCGGTTACAACTATCGCGTATTTACTGGCAATGGAACATTAACAGTCGCTGGCGGTTCTATTACTGCTGACATTTTGGTTATTGCAGGTGGAGGCGGTGGAGGTGCTGGTGGTGGTGGCGGAGCCGGCGGATTATTGCTTCACAGCAGTCAAACATTAAATGCCGATAGTTATTCAATTACTGTTGGTGCTGGTGGTTCAGCAGGTTACACAAATGCTGGAACATGGAACGCAGCTACAAATGGTTCTAATTCACAATTTGCTTCATTAACTGCATCTGTTGGTGGAGGACTTGGTGCGCAGCAAAATGGTGAAGTCGCTGGTGGTAATGGCGGCTCAGGCGGTGGTGGTGCATACGGTGGCGCTGGAGGTACTGCAACTTCAGGTCAAGGATCAGCAGGTGGCGGTTCTACTCAAACTCCAATTCGCGGTTGTGGCGGTGGTGGTGGAGCAGGTGCAGTAGGAACTGCTGGAACTACAACTGCTGGCGGTAATGGCGGTAATGGACTAAATACTTATTCAGCATGGGCAAGCGCGACATCAACAGGCGAAAGCGGTTACTACGCCGGCGGTGGTGGCGGTGGTAATGGTGCTTTTGGTGGCGGTACTGCAAATGGTGGAAGTGGTGGTCTTGGCGGTGGCGGTAACTCATCATTAACAACTTATGACTTAAACGCGGAAGCAGGACAAGCAAACACAGGCGGTGGTGGCGGTGGTCTAGTTTCAAGCGATACAACTTTGCTACGTTATGGCGGTGCTGGCGGTTCTGGTCTTGTAATTGTGAGGTATTAATATGAGTCATTGGGCTGAAATAGATGAGAACAATGAAGTCATTCGGGTACTTGTTGGAGACAATAACGATCCAGCAGGGGATGAAGGTTTTTCATGGTTAATTGAAAACCTTGGTGGTACTTGGATCAAGACTTCATATAACGGAACAATCCGCAAAAACTTTGCTGGTATCGGCATGTTTTACGATCCTCACTTAGATGCGTTCATTACGCCACAATGTCATTCAGAAGCAATTTTGAATGAAACAACTTGTTTATGGGAGTGTTCAAATGTCGAACATCAAGCCGAGATTATCTAAGTCGGTTGTCCAGTTAAGAGAGCAGGCAGACGATGCTTATCCTGACAGAAAGCGTGACTCTGACGGCACAATCGGAGATGCCCGGCACTCAACCCGAAAGAGCGATCATAACCCTGACCCTGATTCAGGGATTGTCCGCGCTATCGATCTCGATGCTGATTTCGACAAATCGTCCTCTACAGCTGCTTACATTGCCGACCAGATACGAATTGCAGCCCGAACAGATAAACGCATTGCATATGTTATCTTTAACAAAAAGATTGCAAGCGCTCGAAGCCTCTGGCGTTGGCGCAAGTACACGGGAGTCAATCCGCACACCAAGCACATCCACGTCAGTTTTACAAAGGCTGGCGACACGGATTCGAAGTTTTTTAACATCCCGTTACTAGGAGGAACAGATGACACAAGACCTGAAAAAGATGTTAGCAAGTTGGGGCAGAGCGTTCCTAACAGCTGCTCTTGCACTTGTCGCTGCCGGGGAAACTGACCCTAAGAACATCGCTTACGCTGGTGCGTTAGCAACAATCCCACCGATTCTACGCTGGTTGAATCCTAAGGATGAAGGCTATGGACTACGGTGACGGCAAATGATTGGGCGGGACTCGTTCTCGCTATTGCCTCGACGCTTACTATTGTTGTTGGCGGTTTGCGTTATTTGGTTCGCGGTTGGTTGTGGACTCTTACGCCGAATGGTGGATCATCTCTCGCAGACCGATTGGCAAGAATAGAGACACGCCAAGAGGCTATCTTGGAGTTATTAAAGAAGTAAGGGACACTTATCCACATGGCAAGAAAACCAACTAAAGCGCTAGAGGATCAAGGCTACTCAAAATTAGATGCTTATTGCATCGGGCTTCACGAGTATTACAAATCCTTGCGCAAGGCTGGTTTTAACGAGGGTTTAGCGTTGTTTATGATAACCGACGTTCAATCGTATCCTGGATGGATTCTGCCAGACCCAATCGAGCCAGAGAAGTTTGGCGATTATGAGGACGACGACGACGAGGACTAATGACCGTAAAACGAATTGCTTGGATCTCAGATATTCAGGCTCCGTTCTTTCATGAAGCAGCAGTCAAGAATCTAGGCAAGTTTTTACGGGCTTACAAGCCTCACCAAACTATTT